TGTGCCATCTATACTTGCCTGAATATTCACATCATCTATACGATGTAATAATTCAATAACATTATCAGTAACTAACTGAAAATTAGTAGATATTTGTACTCTACATTTTGGATTTGTATCAGCAACACATTCTAATATTTTTATATTATTTGGGTCAGCAAATGGTTCACCACCTTTAATAGTTAAGTGATCTAATCCTGGAATAATCTTTAAAACTTTATTGACATCTGCATTAGTCATCTTATACATTTCTGTAAAGAATTTGTGATTCTCATTCCTATTAAATATCGTATTTTGCTCATAAGGCGCCCATTTAGATGAGTACTTACCTGAACATGTAACACACATTTGATTACATATATTACTTGTAGATATTTCTAAAAATTTTAATCCTGGAGCTGAGAATTTATAACGATTATATGCTTCAAACCTAGCAGCTCTTCCAGCTTTATGATGGTGTACACATACTTCGCATTGGGGTGGGAATTCATTTAATTGGAATTTTTTTCTTATATCATTGTAAACATCAGAATAAAAAAAATCATTAATGTCTTCAATATCTTTTATATGTCCAATAGCTACATTATCACCAGCACAACAAAGAACAATTTCACCTATTGGACTTATAGTTAATCCAGTTTCAGGTACAGAACATTTCATAATATTTATTTTTACACTGAAAAACTAGAACCACATCCACAGGTTGTTTTAGCATTAGGATTTTCTATAACAAATCTTGCTCCTTGTAAGTCTTGTAAATAATCAATTGTTATTCCTTCTAAATATTGATAGCTCATAGGGTCTATCAAAACTTGTACACCATTTTTCTCAATGCTGAAATCGCCATCAATTGTAGTTTCATCTAATTTAAAACCGTAATTAAAACCTGAACATCCACCACCAGAGATATAAACTCTTAAGTGTTCTTCTGGGGATTTCATTCCAGCTACTTTATTTGCTGCATTTTCAGTTATTTGCATATTTATTTTCCGCTAGCTGTTTACTTTTGCCTTAAACTATGGTATAATAAGATAGTATATCTGGGGAAGATTAGATATAAGGATTAGTGGACGGTAGTAGTTCCTTTAAGTGTTAATACGGCAGGTGGTCTAGATGGAGTGTCGATACCTTCAATCTGGTCTAATAATATTTTCATATAATAAGCTTTAATATCTGTACTTACATCAGATTCAAGCATTACACTATTGCTATCTATATGATGTAGTTGTTGTTCAGAAAATGGTAAGTATGGAGTAAAGACTAACTGTTGATCTTCCTCAATGTGAAGGCGCATCGGTTCTTCAATTGCTACAGTATTATCATTACCATTATGTACATACGCAATGATTGATTCCCCTGATACTAATTTTAACATTTTAACAGGGACATCTTTTAATGTGTTAGGGAATTTCTTTTCTATATCTTCCATATACCTATTTATAATAATTTAACTTCGTGTATCTTAAATTTAAACCTTTCTTTAGCATATATTTTAACCCTCTCAGCACTATGATTAAGGGTGTAATTCTTATTAGATTTCCAATGTAGGTCATCTGCTATGTCATACAATACTGTATCTTGTTCTGTCTTACGTAATCCTCTACCAATTGATTGTAATACTCTTATTTGGCTCTTACTAGGCGAGGCAAAAATTATATTATGTAGGTTAACTATATTGACACCAGTAGAGAATGTACCATAAGAACATACCAATATAGCATCCTTTTCTGTCTCTGTTATAATTCTAATTTCTTCTCTTATATCAGCTGGAACCTTACCACTTACAAAGAATACTTTTCTTTTACCCATATTCCATAATCCTTTAGTGGCTTCATTAATCATTCTAAATAAAGGTTCACCATGCTTTTCAACAAATTGGAATAAGACTAGTGTGTTACCCTTCTGATCTAATGCTAAATTCTTAATAAATCTATTCCGTGCGTGATTTGTGACAATCCAATCTACCTCATCTTGATATTTCATCTTACTTACTTCTTTACAATCCTCGTCTTTATGTTTAAGTAATACAATATCAATATTTAAATTGGCAAGATCACCTCTATCAATAAGTTCTTTTGAGGTGGTAATATGTTTATGTGGACCAAATAATCCTTCTAATACAAGCTTATGGGTTTGTGTACCATCTAATGTACCTGTTAACCCAAATCTATATCTTGCATTAACACATTTAGTTAATATACTTGTCAATGATTTAGCTTTAAAGTTATGTGCTTCATCACCTACAACCATACCAAATTGTTCAAAATATCCCTTTTGCATTTTATATATTGATTGCCAAGTAGATATATAAACTTTTTTAGTTTTATGACCCTTATCGAGCCCAGCCATTATTTCATGGCAATTCTTAGATGCATTCCATTCTTTTTCATGTTGAGAATACTCTTCAAAGTCACCATACATTTGTTTAACAAGGGAAGTGGTAGGTACTATTATTAATACTTTATCCTCATTACGAGCCAAAAAATATCTCATAAGGAGATATATTATTAATGATTTACCTGAAGCTGTAGGACTTACTAATAATCCCGAACGTGTTCGTAAACCATATTGAATAGCTTCTAACTGATAGTCTCTTGGTATATATGGTATTGGTATATTATCAATCCAAGATAAGTCATCATTATAATCCATACCTGGAAGATTATATTTATGAGGGGGTTCTTTTAATATAGATGTAAGTTTTATATTTCTTTCTAAACAGAAAGCTTTTATATAACTAAATAATCCAGAATAAATGGATTGGTCACGTAGATTAAGTAGTCGTATTTTGCCATCCCATAATTTATTACGGAATTGTGGCATAAACTTATAACCAGGAACATAGAATGTAAAGTACTCTGCTAATTCGTGTATGATTCCTTTATCATCACAATCAACATATATAAACGCATTATCTTTTACTTCAACTCTTATTTCTTCCATGTGCTAAGTGTATAGCAAACTCCATTGCTGTCATTCCATCTGGATAGATTACATCTCGTGGTGCAGACTTTAATTGGGTTTCTACCTCTTTAATTAATTTCTCAAATTTTTGTTTCTCAGCACAAGGTTTTAAGCCATTGCTTATATTATTATAGCTTATAAGTAATAGCTCTAATGTTTTTCTGCTAAGCACCTGCCTCGAAACTCCGCCATTTAATTATGTTACCAATATTTTGGTGTCGCCATCTTATAGTATTCATAATTTCCTCCAGTGTTTCAATAAGAACTTTGTCATATTCTAATGCTGCTTGGGCTTTTTGGATATCAATATCTGAATCATAATAATAATTCATATCACCCTTTAATGGTTTATTTAATCCACCAAATGGGTCATATTCCCAACCTTTCATATCCATTTCACCTTGGCTTAACTTACCATTATAATATAACCATTTATCTTTCAATAATGTTTTATATTCTAAATCTTTTTTCTTTCTACGCATTTTAGCAATAGTAATTAACTCTAAATATTTGCTATGTATACGTGCCATTTTAATAGTAGTATCATCTAATTTTAAATCATCTATTATGGAATCTTCTTTCCACATTTTCAATACTTCTTCAATATTCAACCCTGACCTCTATATTTTTTAAATGATGCTCTTTTATTTTTATTCATTGATGAGGTTTTAATCCATCGTCTACCGATACTGGTTTTTTTACGGACACCACTCCACTTTTGTGCTTTAAATCTCATATACTATATTATATCATAGTTTAAGGCAAAAGTAAACAGCTTAGATGAATTGATAATAGGAATATTGGAAAGATGCAATTGCAGTAAGATATTCTACATCAGTTGTTGTGATATCAAATGGTAGAGATGAAAGGCTTGTCGGATAAGCATCTACAAATTTGATTTGTTTTGTGACGTTATTAGCTGAGTTCATAACAGTAAGTGTCATATCTCTATAATGGTCTGAGCTTGTCGTCGTTGAATGATTTGATTCTACATTTGCTTTCATCCAATCAAAGATTTCTTTATAATTTAAAAGGTCTTCATCAATAAGATATGACATTTCAAATGTACCAAATCTCATTTTATCTCCAGCTCTTCCTACATCAATTGATTTAAAATTTAATGGTGCACCTTCGACAGATACATCTGGAAGCATCATTGTTTGAATAGTCCATTCTGCACCTGAATAAGCTTGGTTATCCAGAGTTAAAACAAACGACGATGGGTTTAAAAAGTTTGGCATGTATTTATTTATACGAAAAAAAACCGGGCTTTCGCCCGGTTTAGATGTATATTTAGAAAATTATAGGTTAACGACCTTACGTTTTCTGTAGTATACGTTTGCTCCAGCACCAGCTGTGACAAATGGATTGTCAGCAAGACCGTAACGAGTTTTGAATCCAATTTTTGGTTGGAAGTCATTTTCGCCAATAGTCTTCATCATGCTTAATGGAACGTATGGACAATAGAACATACCAGCATCATAAGGATTAGAACCCTTATAACCGATAGTGTAATAGTCTACGCTTGCATATGGATCGATATACACTTTCATACCGCCAGTCATAGTACCTGCAAGTAATGAACCTGTAGCGTCAGAATCGAAATTCTGAGGACCAGATAGACCCAAAGTTGTGTCCATCATACCAGCAGCATTTAATGCAGCTGCTACACCGTGTGAAACCAAAGCCCAGTTACCTTTACCACGACGAGTTGAAGTAGCAATAGTGTTTGCTTCTTTCTCCATGGCAAATACCATACCTTTGATTCTTTCAACTAACCATCTTGCACCACCTGTATCAGCAGCATCAGTAGCATCAAACTCACCAGAGGCAAGTACAGATGTTACAGACTTAAGGTTAATGTTACGGATGATTTCACGATTCATTTCAGCTAGAATTTCAGTTGAAAGGATATTCGCAAGTTCAGTTTCCGCAGATAAACCATGTACTGCTTTAAGGTCTTGAGCTAATTCAATTGTGTATTGAGCTTTAAGAGCACGTGACTTTGCAGTTACAGTAGTCTTATCAATTGAGAAAGCCATTTCGGCAAATGCACTACCAGTGTTACCTAACGCTTCAGCTTGTGCTGTAGTCATTCCAGGACCAGGTGTGTAGTCATCAACTGAGTCAGCGTCTGAAGAATCACCTTCAAACGGATTAGTTGAATCATTAGCAGTTCCTGCAGCTACACCAGAAAATTCTGTGTTAGCTTCGTCAAATAACGCTTCAGTACCGTTTTGTGTAGTATAAGCTGACTTCATAGCAAAGATCAGACCAGTTGGTCCAGTCATTGGCTGTACGCCAACTAGATCGAATGCAAGAAGAGCTGGAGTAGCACGTCTAACTAATGAGATCAAAACTGGATCCCAATTGTCTACGTGAGTACCCGTAACGTTAGCCGCTACCTCATTTATTTGAGCTCTTTCTTGGATTTGTTGCTTTTCCATATTCTCAAGAACTACTGCTGTAACATTACGTCTGTGAGGATCAGCAATTTTACCGGCATCTTGTGAATCAAGAACAGGGGCCCATTTTTCCTGTAATTGTATTTGATTAATTTCTTCCATTTTAATATTCTCCTATTTAATGGATTAAGTTCGCGACATCGCGTCAAGATATTGCTGCATTTGAGCAGTAACAACTTGTGGCTCATCAACTGAACCGCCGTCCTCAGTAATGGCATCAACTTCTGATGTCTCTACCGCGGTATCTTTATTAAGGTAAGATTCCTTAATTGTAGCTACTTTAGTTGCAAAAGCTTCATTATCATCAGCTTCAATAGCTTCAGTTAACTCAGTTAATTTTGCAGTTTCAGTTGCAGTTAATCCTTCACATGCTTCACGGATTATGTCTTGTCTTTCAAAAGCTTTAACTTTCTCTGACAATTCAATACCCTTTTCAGTTGCATCATTTAATTGAGATTTAGCATCTTTAGCTTCTTCAGATAGGGAATCTAAAATATCTCCCGCATCGTCAGGAACATTGATGTAATGCTCTTTAAATAATGTACCTAGTGAATTAATGAATGATTCTGTGATTTCAGACTTCAGAGAATGCTCAATTGCAACCTCATTATCCTTCATCCAGTTTTCGACTACATATGTTAAGTAACCGTCAACTTTATCAACTAAATCTTCTTTAATAGCTTCAACTTCTCCAGCCAAATCAGATGCATATTGCTCTTCTAATTTTGCTGTTTCAGCATTAACTTTAGATGTAAGTGCAGCTTCAAAAATAGTAGCAGCTTTTTCTTTAAAGCCTTCAGACAATGTGTCTTCGTCTTTAACTAAAGCTTCAACGTCTTCCTTGAATTTACCTTTCTTTTCAGGAATACCTTCGACTTCATTACCATCATCAGCTTTTTTCTTTTTCTTAGTTTTAAGCTTATCGGCTTTGTTGTCTGGCTGGTCTTCTTTACCTTTTGCGGTATCACCAGCGTCATCTACTGTTTCATCTACTTCATCTTCATCTTCGTCTTCATCATCTTCATCGTCATCCTCAAGCTTAGCTTTCGCTTTAGCTTTTTCGGCTGCTTCAAAAATAATGTCAAGATCTTCTTTAGACATTTCTGTCAAAGAAGCTTTAATTGCTGATGCTGTACGAGCTGCTGTTAGAGGTGCCTCTGGAATATCTAATTCCTCAGCTTCTACTTGCGTATCCTCAACAATAACCTCGTCTACAGTTTCTTCAACAACCTCGTCTTTAATTTCTTTAGACATTGTTTTCTCCTTTAGAGATTATAGTTTAGAGAGGAAATGCTCGAAGCCTGCTGATTGTTGCTCTTTCGAGAAACAAACTTTAGACTCTTTCACTTCTGTCTCACCTTTTTCAATTGTTTGGATAAAATGACCACTACCGTCATCCTCCCAACTAACACCTTCCATAATGCCATTTACAAATGCATTAGGTGCTGATGGGTCTTGTACGATATCAATTGTGTTAAGCATGAAATCATCCCTAACATAATTAGCGCCATCTTTAAAATCCAAACTTCCCATACCACGACTAGACACTCCAAGTTGAACACCACCTTCAACCAAACCTTTTACGATCTGACCACATGGCGTATCCAAAATAAGTGCTTTTCCCATCACATTATTACCGTCCCATTTGAGTTCGGTAATTCTGTGAGAAACTTTATCCAAATTAATGGAAGGACCTTCGGGGTGATTTAATTCTCCCACCGCTCGGCCTGTAATTACTTGTTCGTTTACGAACTTATCAACTGCAGAAGTAAGAACTTCCCTGGTATAAACTCTACCATTTTTATTCTTATTCTCAGCTTGCATGAAAATACCTTCTAAGAAAGTATTCTTTTTACCATTTTTACCCTCGACAATTGAATAACCAAGGGAATGGTTTGTATACTCTGCAATTAGTTTCATTTATGCTCCCATTAAATTGATGAAATCCTTTAGCGCTTCTTCAGCACTTTTTACTGACTTATATTTGTCAACTCTTACACCGTCAATATACAAATTAAATTTATTTGTAATGACTGCTGAAGTTTTCTTCTTTCGTCCAAGTTTGGTTAATTCCTTGGCTACCTTTTCACCTTTAGGGAGTTTTAATTTAGCTTCAATTACTTCATTAAATGATTCTTTAAACGTTTTCATCTGTAGTTGTTTCTCCTTCCGGTGTCTCCACCGCAGGCTCTTCTGCAACCGGAGTATCATTTGATGCTCCATACAATTTAGAAGCAACTTCTTGTTTATGATTATCTAACGCATCGATGATTTTGTCATGCATAATTGAATTAAACATGTTATTACTCTTCTGTGCGTCACCCTTTTTAATATTATCTATTAAATCTTTCGTACTCATAGTCTCTCTTTATCTTATTTATAAAATTGTTTATTTCCAGTATACTTTTTGTAATACATTAAGTATACAATAAGTTTATATTGCTGAATTAGCTATATCTGGATTAATATCATCTTTTTCTAATGGATCTTTTTCATTATCTTTAGCAATTTGTTTGATATCATCATCATTTAACTTCAGAATATTACGACGTATCCAGTCTTTAGACCAGAATAAACCAATATATTCGTCCATCATTTGAACCATTTCTATACGTTCTCTAAGGATTTCACTATCCTTAAGTTCAGCATAATAATTATCTCTACTGTATGAGATGGTTATACCATCTTTCATACTTGCCCATTCTTCAACCTTAATGATATTTTTAAGAACAAGTTGTCTCTTTAATGCTTCATAAAATATATTAGAAAATTTAACACGAATTCTGTTTATAAATTTTTGAAATTTAAGTTCGTCACGAGTAATTTCTGATGAACGTCCAATTGAGAACGCATCTGCTTCTGTTAAACGAGACATTGGTATGTTTAAAGCCTTATATAACTTCTGTTGGAAATACTGTATATCTTCAATTTCGCCAAGATTTGCACCACCTGGTAGAGTATCAATTTCAGTACCACGACCACCTTCTCTACGAGGTAACCAAAAATCTTCCATAACATTACGATGAATCTTTTCATCTCTAATAGCTCCTGTCGTAGGGTCATATACGATCTTATTACGATACCTATTCATTGTATTGTTAAGGTATTCCTCAGCTTTACCTTTAGGGAGATTACCTACATCAATATAAAATATTCGTCTTTCTGGTGCTCTTGATATACGATAAATGACTAGAGAGTCTTCCATCATACTGAGCTGATTTAAAGGTTTAAGAGCTTTCTGCAAATAACCAATAACCTTATCTCTATTTTCATTTAATAAACCAGAGTTAACTTGAATAATAGCATCTGTATTTATTTTTAATCCTTCACTACTATTATACATAGACTCATCTTGGTATAAGTAATATTCCTTACCCTCTTTAATAAGTTCAGCTCCAGTCTTAGGGTCTCTAACTTTTTCTGTCTCTTTAATCTTACGAATCTTTGTTGGGTCAATTGGTCTTAATTCTTTTATACCATCACTAATATTATTAGCATCAATAATAACATGAAAGAATAACCTACCATCTACATACCAACGCTTAAATATATCATATGCATTGTTACGAAAATTAGTTAGGGCAAGAATTTTATCAAATTCTTTATGAATTAAGTCTTTAACTTTATGGGGTTGTTTAAGCTTATCGAGGTCTAATTTGAGAATTTTACCTGCCTCTACTGTAATAGCTTCATTACATATATCTTCAACCGCTAAATCAACCTCAGGATACAGAGATATCGTGCGGTATTTCATTATTAATTCTTTATCGTTTTGAAACTTATCACCTTGTAGGTCCATGTACTGTCCAAAGTACCCACCTGTTGGAGAGATTTCAAACGCACCATCTTCGTTATCTGGAGTAAACGATACTGGTTTGGTGTTTTCCGGTTGTTTTCGAGTAAATTGCCAACCGAATAGTGATCTGTTTTGTTCTGCCATTTAAATATTCCTTTTACACTCTTTCCTAAATATTATTTATAACACTTAGAAAAGAGTGCCCGAGGGCACTCCTTATGTTATATTATGATGATTTACGTTGTCTTATTAGATTCCCAATACTGAACTTGAAGTTCAACTTCAAACTCTTCAATCGTATCACCTGTATCATAGCTTACTTCAATTGCTCCTAAGCTAGTAGGCCAGGTTCCTCTCATGTTATAAGTCTTCTTTACTGTACCATCTTTGTCCAATTGCTCAACAACCATATCAGCCATATAAGAACTAGGTTGTGTTAACCCTGTGTTCTCTTGGTGCTGATTAATGCCGTTCATCCATTGTTCAAAAGAATTACGTACGTTAAAGTCAGTATCGTTAATAACTGTAACACCCCAAGGATCAAAAGTCCTATCACCTGCAATTTTAAGTTGACGCCCTCTGAATGGAACTTCAATTGGTGCAACTGTACTTGCTGGTAAAGATGAAGCTTTACACATATAAGATGCTAAAGATACATCCGCAGTAACATATGATGGAAAAGCCATCGTTACTTTGAATAGATTTGGTCTAGCACCGCCGCCAACTAATTTGGCCTTCATATCATCTACGCCTAATATCGCCATGATTAATTACCTCCCGCAATTTCACTAAACTCAACACCAGTACGTGTAGCAATGAAGTTAAGTGTAATGTAGTTAATAGATCTTGCAGGTTTGACATAAATATCAGCAACAAACTTATTGGTATCAATAATAGCACCAGTGTTATTGGTTCCATCACAAATAACCTTAAAGTCTGTAATACCTCGTCTTCCTTTCACATCTCTTAAGAAAGGTTCAACCATATTTCTAAATTGAGCCCTCGTAAATTCATCATTAAATTCGAATAATGATGCCTTAGATGCTGTACTAATTGCTTTCTCCAATACAATAAACAATCTACGAACATTAATTCTATCGAACGATGATGGTTTAGATTGTAAAGTTTTATCACCAAATAGAACCGTACCCGAACCTGGGAATGTAACAATTGGGTTTACACCTGTCTTGTATAATTCATCCCTTTCGGCTTGACTAGGATTCCATGCTAGTTTAGTAACATTTCGAACATTACCACGAGTAAATCCAGCCGGTGAGAACCATGCATCTGCAACCATATCGGCGTTAGCCGCTAGTCCAGCCATGGAACCTGCCGCGGCAATATAACGATATACATCATTATATTTGTCATACACATATAGAGAAGTTGAATCTGCAAAGCCATAAGACGTTGAGGTACAAGCAGTTCTCCATGTAGCTACTGTTGTAGCCGGTGCTGCTGCATTTGCTGTAGCTGCTCTCTCTGGTGAGATAAAGCCTACTGCATCTTTTCTTGCTGCACATAGTGCAGTTATATGATTACTTAGTGTTATATTGTGCGTTGCACTCAAATCTGAATTGGCTTGGAACACTAAGTTTACATCAATTGTTTCCGCGTCTGCAAATTTATCATATTGAGCAGTAATTTCACCTACCGCCAATACGTTATCATCTACACCACCAGTTATATTAGCAAAAAACACCGCTACTCGCGTAAATGCATTTCCTACTGCTGATTCACCAGCATCTGTTAAAGCTGCTGCGTGATTTCCAACACGGATCCAGTTAGAGTTTGTATTGATGTGATCTTTATAGTATAAAGATGTACCATCAGTACTTTTAACATCGTTGGCTTGACTTAAGTAACTAAATACTTCAAGTACTTCACCAGCAGTGCCTGTTATTTCCCCAGTGTAGTCTCTAACTACTACATGTATTTCATCTAATGAACCACCTACTGCTGCGGCTCCGGCTGAAGTGCCAGGAGCACTTTCAGTCCATGTTTTCCAATTAGCTGAACCATCCCAAGATGTTGCGTCAGTCGCAACTTCTACTGTTAATGCATTACCTGTTACACCAGGATAACGGGCCATAACCCAGTCTCCAGCTGCAGGCGATAATGTACTAAAATGGTCATCATTTTTAGCTAGGATACCAGTACCAGATAATGTTGCATTTCTGGCGTCTGCTCCCGTTGCTCTGACAACTTTTAGATTGTTGCCATAACTTAAAAATTGGGCTGCCGTCATAACACTTTCAAATGTTTCTGCGCTAGACTTCCCAAACTTATTAACTAATTCCGTTTCGCTACTCACAGTAACTACTTCTTCAACAGGACCCCACTGGAATGCACCAGCCATAGCTCCTATTGTTGACGATGTAGACGGAACGACATTAGTTAGATCGATTTCTTTTACCTGTACACCAGGTGATACTAGAAATGCCATTTATTTCTCCCTTGTCATATTGTTATAAGTTTTCATAATACGTGATTATCTCAATATACTTATTTATAAAAATTAACCATTCCAAACTTTCCACTCCTTTCCAAAGGGATGTTCGTCCATACCTTTAGGCATATTACCTATCGGGATGACTTCATCTTGTAATTGTTTAACTTTTTCCTTATATAACATATGTTTTAGCTTAACATCAGTTGATTCTCTAAAGAATACTGTAGATGAAAACCACCCAAATACAACTAAATTCATCATTAAATCATCAAATGAATTATGATCTGCTTCATATGATGAACCTCTTGCGATGAATGTACTCATTTCTCGTATAGTTTCTTCATCATGTATTATTAATTTCTTTTGTTCCAATATATCTTTTATATTAGAACAACCAATCCTTTTAACCTTTCGAGTCATTGTTATACCAATTGCATTAGCTTTAATCATACTCTCTACAAATACATTCTCATATTCTAAATCATAGTATAATCCATTACATACAACCTGTCCTGCATCATTAGATTCAACTACAACGTATGCCATATTATAATATGTAGCATATTTGAATATTACATCAGGGAATAGCAAGGGACTCATATTATTATCTCGAAATACACATACTTGTTCAAATGGATTTAAAGTTACATCAATGATTGTGAATGTAGAATAGTCTTGGCCTCTTCCCTTTGATACATCCACTGTCATTATATAATTATGGTCTTCTATAGGACGTTTATATACTTTTAAATTTTCCCATTCATCAGTAGGTTCACTTGCTCTTAAAGCTAATAATATATCAGCTGATAATAATGTATTACCTGTACCATGAAATGAGTTACCAAATTCTTGGTCAAATTGCAATGGGGAAGTATTTTCTATTGTTGTTTGTTTCCATGCCTCATCTCTTCCTGGGACATCCCACCAATCTACTCTATATGGAACAAATTCATTTGTATGCTGAATAGCACCTTCATATAACTTATGGAACATATTACCTATACCATTAGCAGTAGACGTAATAATAACCTTAGATGTTACACCTCCTGAGATTACAGGATAAGTTGAAGTATAAAATTCTGTAGCATTATCTACGAATGCAAACTCATCTAAATATACGAGATTAAGTGACATACCACGAATAGAGCTCGATGATGTGGCTGATGCTATAAGTCTTGAATTATTAGAGAATGATATGGATTTTTTATTAAGAGATGTACATCCAGGCTGAAGAAAGAATGGAAGACTTTCTAGCATAAGAGTAATTCTACCTAACATTTCCCTAGCAATAACTTCTTTATTTGCTAGAATACCTACTACTTGTTCACCTTTAAATATAACATACCATAAAAGATATGCACAAACAGCAATTGATTTACCACTTTGTCTACAAGCAAGAACAATATTAAATCGATTAGCTTCAAAAGAAGTAAACATTTCTGCTTGATATGGATATAGATTAAATGGTACTAATCCTTCATCAAGGTTAATAATTTTACAATGTTCTCTTGCAAAATATACAGGATCGTTTAAACACTTTTCGTATTCAACTAATTCCTCTTTAGTCCAGGGGTGTTCAACGTCTGCACCACGAACATTAGGATTTCCTAAATAATAATTTTCTACATCACTCATTTGGTAATTCTACAGTTGCGTCTATTATTTTTTCTTGACGTAACATTTTCTGTAGTTCAGCAGTCGATCCTATAAATACGTTGTTGGTATCACCCTTATGGGTTAATGCAGGTGTTGATTCTTTATCTTGGTCTTTTTTTCTTTTATGAAGTTTAAGAATCTTCTCCCCTATTTCGGCGTTATTTTTAATTAGCTGGCCAAGTACTTCAAAAGCTCTTGGGTGTTCTGACTCGCGAGCAAGTTCTAACATTAAATCTATGGCCTCATCTCCTTGTCCAGCTAAATCATATAAATTTTTACGGACTTGGTCGTAGTCCGCTTCAATTTTATTTTTCGTGCCAGTCGATGTGTGCTTCTGGATTTTCGTCTCCATGTTCATGGTCATCGTCGTGTTCTTTTGGGTTCTCATAATATGTATTCCATAATTCCATTACACCATACTTTGTACGGCTTTCATCTTTGTTACCACCTTCATATGGTATAGCAAGATTATCTTCAATAAGAGTTTGGTTAGCATCTTTGCCATTTATCTCAATCGTACCAAGTACTCTTCCAAATTTACCTTTTTCCATATCTTCTGTAACTAAAGTAAACTCTCCATTTGTTTCTGCTAATAATTCTATTAGTCTATGCTTTGCAGCTAATCCCCAAGATTTTTCTTGTAGATTTCTTGTTCTACTCTCAGGTGTATCTATACCCATTAATCTAATTCTATCTCTCATTAATACAGAAAAACCTAATTCTATATCTGCGTCAATGGTATCTCCATCAACGACCCTTACTAACTGTGCGTTAAATCTGAACATTGTATTCTCCTATACATCAGTGTCAAAAAAGTTAATCGTTTCAGTATATGGTTCTTTAAATCCACCAGCACCATCGCTTGTGGTTGTACCAACTACCTTTTGTTGCTCAAATTTATGAGTCGTAGGATCAACATTCTCTGAATAATCAACTTCTGTCTGGAGAATTTGTTTGCTCTTACCTATACCTCTATAATAACGAATACGAGTTGAGAAACCTAATGTATAAACAATAGCTCTCCTCGTAACTAAATCACCCTCATAATCATCATTAGTATCGATAGACTCCAATATAATTGGAGTATCGGTTGTGATATCCATTGTAGGAATATCTTTTATTGTTACCGTATATTCCGGTTGGAACATTGGTAGAATCTGTTCTAATAGTTGTAGTGCTTCATCTTGGCTCTTGGCTAAAATATTTAATTCCATTCCAACCTTATATACGGCTGGAGCACCTAATTTATTTAATTGGAGTGTATCACCAGTAATAACCTTTGTATAATTCTTATGTTTAGATACTCTTGCATTAGCATCATATTCAAATCCGCTTATCTCAAATGACATACGTGGTAACTTAAGAGCTATATTAGGACCAGTTGTTTGTTCATTTAAACGTGCAAGGACTTTAGCTCGTGGTGCATATCCAAGAGGAACTTTAATCTTTTGTAGTATCTTCCCAGAAGAATCTTTTTTAACGACTTCCATATCGTTAAAGATCGAGCCAAATACACTGACCATTCTTCTAGTTGATTCGTTATAAAAATGATTCTCAAACATTATGGGTCTCCAAATGGATTACTTTCAGTGAAGTCTATAACAGAATCACCAGCTACTTCGAATTCATCATTATCAGCAAATGGGTCTTGGTTATAGAATGTTTTCTCATCGCCACTCTGGTCATCTGTAATATTTTGTGATGTTCCAGATTCTGTACCAACTAATCTTTGGTTAGCATCTGCATCAACAAAGAATGACTTAAATGTACCATCTCCATTAATACTTTGATGTGGACTAATAATAGTTACTCTATTAACACCATTACCTTCCCAATTAGATACATAACCTTCTACATTAATTGGGTCACCACTATCATCATTAGCACCAGTCCATTGTGTTACTAATTCACCAGGTTCGTATGCAACTGCACCATTAACAATATAACTATATGATGTAGCATTCTTCCATTCTATTTGGTCTATCTCATCCCAACCAGTATCAAAATGCTGATCGTTATATTCAAATAACTCAGCTGTCATTGTATAACTTGGGAGGTTTGCTAATTGATAGAATGGTGATTTAGGTTCTACATATTTAATCTCAAATAATCTTTGAGTCATTGTCATATAAATTAAATCACCTTCGGCTGGTTTACCTTTAGGTGTATATCCTATACTTGCTTCTTCAAGATTTGTTCCTACTACAGCATCCCAACGGCGTTTAGTTACTACAAAATCAGCTTGGTCTCTAATTTCTAAACCAAATTTACCTAATGTATTACCATCACCTTCGAATCCTTCAAAACTTTCTAAGTACATTTCTATTGGATATGCTTGTGTATATTGACTCCACTCTTCATTTAATAACGCATCTTCAGATATTCTCTGGCGTGGAAGATATACAACATCTTGTCCGAATATTTTAATACTTTCAGTAACAAGATCCTCATACAAATCTTGTTCGGATTTTACTGCACCGTTAAAATATACACTAGTCGCCATTCATTACCCCATTAAAAAGTTGTCTGGCATAGCCCAGGTCAATTTACACTCTTCTTCTAATTCCCTAATTTCTTCAATTGCATCTTCATACATTTGTCGACCATTCATTGTTATTCCACCTGGAAGCTGGAAGCCGTCAAACTTCATCATGTTTGCTCCCCATTGGCGTTTAATTAATGCTGTAA